TGGCCTACAAGGCCGTGAACTTCGAGCGCCTGGCCCGCGGCCAGGCAGCGGCGGCCCGGCAGGCGGCCATCAACGCGGCGCGCGGCAAGGGGCATCTGGCCCCGGCGGGCGGCGAAGGCCCCGCGCCCGGCGGCCTTACGGAAGAGGAATATGCCGAATGGGCCAACTTTGGCATTTCGCGCAAAGAGGCCGAACACTATGCCAAAAAATACCGGCAGTAGCCGGCCGGGCACGCCCCGGCCGCCCTGCGCGGCAAACCACAAACGCAAAGAGAGGAGAAAACAGAATGTTCAAAATTGCAAAGCGCGCCCTGGGCGCGGTGGAACCCTTTGAATACCTGCCCAGCGACGCACAGCTGGCCCTGGGCAGCGCCGCCACCCTGGGCAGCGGCGGCAAGCTGGCGCAGGCCGCGGCCACCGCGGCCCCCACGCACATGGTGATGGGCGAAAAGACGGCAGACGGGCTGTACCCGGCCCTGCGCGTGCTGCCCACCACCGTGTTTGAAACGCAAAGCAGCGCCACCGTGGCGGCCACCCTGGTGGGCAGCAAGGTGACGCTGGGCGCCGACGCCGCAAGCGTCACCGCCACCACCGGCAGCGGCGTGTTCACCATAGATTGGACGGACGGCGCCGCAACCAACAGCCGCGTGCGCGGCCATTTCGAATGAGAGACAGAGAGGAGAGACGAGCATGGCAGGCATTATTTTTTCCAAGGGCTCGGGTTTGAACGACAGCATCTACGGCAAAAGCCAGGAGCCCATCCGCGCTGTGATTGAGAAAAACGTGGAGGCGTTTGAGCAGCAAAGCCAAATCAAAAACGTGTTTTTCATGGACAGCACCCGCAACTACGCCGAAAAATACACGCAGGAGACAAGCCTTGGCAACTTCGAGGACGTGGGCGAGAACGGCGCCTACCCCAAAACCAGCATGCAGGAGGGCTATGCCAAAGTGCTGGAGCCCACCACCTGGAAAAGCTCGTTTGAGGTGACGCAGGAGATGGTGGAGGACGCAAAGTACGGCAAAATCAAAAGCCGTGCCAACATCTTTGCCACCAGCTTCAACCGCACGCGCGAAGAGTTTGCCGCGGGGCTTCTGGCGGGCGGCGTGGCCGAAAAAACCACCATTGGCGGGCGCGAATACTCCACCGCCTCGGCGGACGGCGCGGCGCTGTTTTCCACGGCGCACCCGTCCATCACGGGCGGCACGGGCGCCCAGTGCAACGCCTTTCAGGGGGCCTTTTCCACCTATGTGCTGGATAAAGTGCAGGATTCCATGCAGAGCTTCACAGACGACGACGGCCATCTGCTGAACGTGACGCCGGATACCATCCTCATCCCCAACGTGGGCGAGCTGAAGCGCGCCGTGCTGGCGGCCGTGGGCAGCGAGCTGGACCCTGAAACCAGCAACAACGCCATCAACTTCCAGGCCGGGCTGTGGAACGTGCTGGTGTGGAACTACCTGCCCAAGGCCATTGGCGGCAAGCCCTATTTCATCATGATGGATTCGAAGTTCAAAGACGACTACATGTGCCTGCCGTTTTTGGACCGCCTGCCCCTGACGGTGAAAAGCGACATAGACCCGAACACCGACGCCAACGTGTTCAAGGGCCGCGCGCGCTTTATGGCGGGCTTCAACAACTGGCGCTGCATTTCCATCTGCGGCGAGGGCATCACGGGCACGGCCATCACCGCGCCGGTGAAAAGCCGCAACGTGAAAGTGGTGAACAGCGAAAGCGAGCCCGTGCCCACCAAGGCCGTTACGGCCTGACACAGCGCGCAGCATGCGCGGCATGGCCGCCGGGCAAACCCCGGCGGCCGTTTTCTTTGTGCGCGGGCCCCGGCCCGCGCACAAAGAAAGCGCACAGAAGAAAGGGAGGAAACCGCGCGATGAAAAAAAGGGAAAAAACGATTTTTGGAACAGGCGCAAGGCCTTTGCGCGCGCAATAGAGCGCGACACAAAAGAAAAAAGCGAAGAGGTGGCGCAAAGGCTGGCGCAGGCTGTGCGCGCAGACGAAGAAAAGCAGGCCAAAAGGCAGGCTGCGCGCGCAGGTGCCCGGGGCCGAAGCAGCCAGGCATACACACAGGCAGACACATGGAATGCAAAGGAAAACAGCCCGGTGCGCACAAAGATAAGCGCCTTGGGGGAAACCGCGGGCGGAACGCGCCCAGATACAGACGCCTGGGGCGGCACGACGCATACGGGCGCGTATGAATGGGAAAAAGCACCCGGGCTGCATACGATGGAACTGCGCATACCCGGCGCAGGGTTGACGGGCACACAGCCAGGCGGTATGATGGAAGAAATAAGCAGGCGCGTTGCCGCCGCTGTGCAGCCCGGAAGCTTGCAGCTGCAGCCCTCGCCCATAGGGCCTTTGCAAAAGCCGGAGAATTTGCCCGGCTTCATAGATGAAACGGCCGTGCCGGGCGAAGGGTTGGTGCCTTATGGTGTGAACGGTGCAGAAAGCGCAGTGCAGCTTCTGCGCGCGGCACCTCAAAATTTGCAGGCGGAGCAGGGAAAGAGTAATGCCCTTTTGACCGGGCAGCTTAGCCAGATGCAGCCTACCGATGAATATATTCCACCTGATTATACCGACCCGCAGTGGTGGATGGATTGGGTGGATTCGACACATGAAGGGCATCCAATGTGGAACATACTGGACGCAATTCCTTTATATCAGTCTGTTTTATCCCGAGTGCAGGGAGAACAGGCGGAAGACGGCAGAATTGTAAAAAATGTGCTGTTGGATATCGCAGGGCATCACCCTATAGCAGGGAGCAGTGCACTAGAAACTTCCGATAAGGCGGCGTTAGGAAAATGGTATTGTTCCCCAATGACCCAAACCTGAATATAGATGGTGCAAAACCGAACGCATTTCTGCATGCTTTCTGGAACGCACAAATGGCTTACCGCATTGGCCCGGAAATGGCAGAGACATTTGCAACCGCATATGAGGCGTACAGGGATGAAGAATACGAAGAAGGTATTTTGAATACCATCGACCCGGACACGGGACTGACGGTGGCGCAGAATATTGTGATGGATATGCACAACAATTCTGTGGGGCGAAGCCTGGCGGCAAAAATGCCGGATACGCCAGAGGCTATTCATGAAGAACTTTTCAGCCGCTATGGTTCTGAGGAGGCCATTCAGCAGGCATTGGAATTATGCCAGGGGTTTGACGAGGCAGATCTGCTTTTGTTTCATTACACAAATGAGGCGATGGATCAACTGCAATGGCTTTACGAGTAACGAGGTGAACGGCATGTCAAACAAGAAACTTGCAATGGTGGTGCTGGCGGTGTTCGCGGCGGTGTGCATCGTTGGCCTGGTTGCCCTGCATGTGGTTTGGCAAGTGGTGTTCGGGCCAACGCCGGAATATCGAAAGGGCGCGGTGTGGCAGGAATGGAAACTGGAAAGATACATTCAAACGCACAGCCAGATGGCGCCGGGGGACGTGCTGACGTTTGAGTGGGACGAAGCGTATATCGACCGCAGGCCCTACGGCACGGGGGAGACGGTGCGGCAGCTTACGGGGTATGCGTTTGAAGTGAAGGCGCTGAACGACGAATACTGGAACCGCCTTTTGTTCTTCAAAGACGGCCAGCTTGTGAAGGAACTTGTGTATTCCTGGTTTGAGTGGGAATTTCCCGTGGAATTGCTGGGCTTTACGCCGCAAACGGTGTTCCGCATTGAGGCCAATGCGCCGCGGTATGCCCTTAGCGTGGCCGAGGGCTATGAGGGCACGGCCGTGTGGCAGGAAGAGGGCGAAGCGGCGCAAAAGGCCGAAGGCGGCGCGCAAAGCGAGGCGCGCGCTTCCAGCGCGGCGTAAAGGCGCGGCATGGTTTGGCAAGCAGGAGGTGGGCGCAAATGAGGGCAAGAAAGTTTCTTTTGGCGCTGCTTGTCATCTTTTTTACAATGGCAAGCCTTGTGCTGATAGAATCTGTTCGCCTGTTCCATTTGTTCCGGGCGCAAAGCGCCAGCGACAGGCCCGGGGCCCAGCTGGAACGCCTGGAAGCATACGTGCAAAAGCACGACAGGGTAAAGCCGGGCCGTGTGCTGACGTTTGAGTGGGACGAGGCGTATATCGACCGCAGGCCCTGCGGCACGGGGGAGACGGTGCGGCAGCTTACGGGGTATGCGTTTGAAGTGCAGCCGCTGAACGACGAAGGCTTAAACCGCCTCTTGTTTTTCGAAGACGGCCGGCTTGTGAACGAGATGGTGTACGACAGCGCCCGCTGGGGCTTCCCGGAAGGGCTGAATGCCTTCACGGCAGATACGGTGTTTTGCGTGCAGGCCAGCGAGAAAACCGGCAGATATGTGCTCACCGTGGCCGAAGGCTATGAGGGCACGGCGAAGTGGGGCGAAGAGGCCGCGGCGGCGCAGCAGAGCGAAAGCGGCGCG